GGAACAACACCACCAACCCCGACAGGTCTTTCTTTTGTAAACGTAGGTCAGTATGTAGCAGGATATGATTTTAACATTATAAAAGAAAGATTCCCGATATATATTGAAAATATAACATCAGATTACCTGAATAAGGTTATGTTTATTGATATTGTCGGAATTGACTCAACGACATATCAACTTCAACACACAGTCTCAAGCAGCAACGTATATTACTCAAGCATAGCGAGGGACTTTGTATTCACTCAAGGCGTTCCTCCTTCTGGCGAGTGTAGCGTTAGTATTTACTTTAAGGATGGAGCCGGAGCGTTGTATGGTGATTCATACTCAAGACCAACTGGATGTGTGTTCATACCGAACATTTCATTAGCAATTGCAGAAACACAGCAGTCTGCTGAATTGTTTTTTGGTGGCACGGCCATACCTTCAATTGACTTGAAATCAAATACGTTAAACTATAGTGTTTACGCTAAGTCAAGTTCGGATGTTAATGTTGTATTGAAGCCATTATCTGAATATTACGATGGATTACATACTTCCCTTGATTTACTTGCTGTTGCCTCTAACTATTCCTTTCTTGGCGGAACAACTTCCACAGTAGAGGTGGGGCTGCCTTCCGCTTCTGTTGGCGAAGGCAAGGATAGATTAAAAGTTTCTTATTTGGTTTATGAGGTAGTTGCTCCTTTGTTCTCCGGAGGCACTTTGTCAATTTCTTCAGCATATGTTGATGTTGATAGAAATACAATGTACTTCTTGACGAACCCGTCAAGAGTTGTGTCGGTAGACGGAACAGATTACACCATAGAGGGATATTGGCCACTTGACTTTCATTCCGCTTTAGTAAATACGCAAGCAAATGGTGCGTCAATAAACGTGAAAGATATTGATACCGGCTACTCTCTATTGTTCTCCGGCTCGTCAACAATTGAGTTACTTCTTGTTGAGGATTATGGTTCTGGAACAATCATTGAGTCGGTTATGCAATCATCAAACAATATAAACACAGGATTCTTGCTGATTGGCGCATCAATCAATGACCCATACGAAGCAAGTATTTCGTTTTTGTTGAATAATGCATCAACCATTGTTAGTTTCAAACTTTACATAGGTATAAACGGAAAGTATTACGATATACCAAACGATTGGCCAAACAGCCAAGAATTTAATTACATAGTATAATTATGGCAAAGAGAAAAACAACCCCAAAGGCTGAACAGCCAATCGTAGAGGCTCAAGTAGTTGTAAAGACACATAAGTGCCGTGAGTGCGGTAATGTAAGCGAGTCAAAGCAATGCAAGCGTTGCGGTAGCCACCTCACGGTAGAGCAATGATTTCACGCCAAAAGCAAATTGGTGTACTGCGTTCAATCCTAATAAAGAAACTAAAATCTTATAGGATTAGGGAAGCCATTTTGAGTGAGGCTGAACGAAAGGGGCAAAAAGCCTCTGGACAAATGGAGAAGGTCATCACGAGGATTTCCTACAATAACTCATTGAAGGTTAGGGGTACGCAGTTTTCGGAAACGAATATGCTTGTCAATTTTAATGTTGTTGTTGACCTTAGACTTCTTGGTGCGCCATACATTAAGTTCCTTGATGAGGAATTTAGAAATGATGGAACAACGACAGCATTCTTGAGCAGACCTGCTAATTACGGAATTTTTGATAGCATCCGTTCTTGGGCTATTCGGAAGCCTGCATCCACATTTGTAAAAGATGTTGACCTATCAACACGAACTAAGTTAAAGTCGTTTGTTTGGTTCGTTGGAAAGAAACTAATTGCAAACGGGAACAACGTAGAAAATACGAGTAGGTTGCTTTCTATTGCAAGGGATAAAGCATCAGATGCTATTGATGAAGGCATAGATGAATTTGTAAATTATTTAGAAATTCAGTTGCTTGAAGAGGCAATTGCAAACATTAAAGCGACACTTTTCTAATATGGCTTCAAGAGACCAATCCGCTATTTTAAAGCAGACATTGATTGACATCACGAATGAGTACAAAAGACTCACGACTGAAGCCAAAATGTTTGCTACGCAAGTAGGTGCAACGTCAGGAGAAATCCAAAAACTTCAGGGTAGTGCGCTTGCTGCGCTAAATAAACGGGCGCAAGAATACATTAACAAGGTATCAGAGTACAATAGTAAAAATTCTGAATTAGCGAAGACCAATGAAGATGTAGCAAAAACAGTTGGGGTTCTTGGAGGAAAGATAGTTCTGTTAGAGAAAAGCCAATTGGCGTATGCTGATGCGGTAGGTAGTGTTGTAAAGAAGGAGAACGATTTAAGAGATGTACAAAGAAAGCAAGCAGAGGCTGATGACAAAAAGTTAGCCAGAGAGCAAGAGTTAGCAAGGGTTGCACGCAGACGGCAAGAGGATGAGGCGAAAGCCCAAGCCACCGCCAATGCAAAGACATCCAGAGAACAGCAATATGTTGACCAAGCAAACAACTTAAACACGCTCAACGCAAAAATGCGTGAGTATGCTGCCAACATTGACGCACTTGTAAAAAAGGGAAAGACCAACTCTGAGATTGCAAAACTCACAGAGACGGAGTACAGAAAGTTAGAGCAGCAGTACGTAAAGAATATTCAGAAGACTAAGAATCAAATTCAGAATCTTACATCTTCAAATAAAAATACACAAGAGAATGCCGAGTTAGTAAAAAAACTAACGACAAACCTTGACAAACTCCGCCAATCAATGTCGGTGCTGCAAAGCACCTATGGAAAGGCTACGGCAGAAAAAGGATTTGTATCGGGTCTAAAGAGTGTATTGAATGCTGACCAGATTGGTAAGGCTGCGGGTCGCTTACTTACTTATGCAGGAGTGCTTGGCGGTGTAGGCGCAGCGTTTCAGTTTGTAAAGAAGGTACTTGTTGATTCTGTAAAATCTTTTATTGATTTTGAGGATAAGATTGGCAGACTATCTGCAATCACCGGGGCTACCGGAGAATCCTTAAAATCAATGGAAAATGAGATTCGTAGGGTTGCTGTTACGACACGCTTTACAGCGGGAGAAACTGCTGACCTTGCCGTGTCTCTTGCTAAACTTGGTGCAACATCTTCAGAGGTTAAATCATTACTTGAGCCTGTCGCTATTGCAGCGCAAGCAATGGGAACGGGATTGTCCGAAACAGGAGAGGCCATACTTAAGGTAAATAATCAGTTTGGTTTTGGCGCATCAGAGTCAGCAAAAACGGCAAGGATTCTTACGGATGCCGTTAATAGTTCTGCGTTATCATTGCAGTCGTTTTCAACAGCGATTCAATATGTTGGGCCTGTGGCTCGTTCAGCGGGAGCATCATTTGAATCAACCGCTGCATCTATGCGATTGCTTGCTGATAACGGAATCACAGCATCGAGAATAGGTACGGGTCTTCGTAAGGTTTTCCTTGAGTTGGCTGCAAATGGAGAGAATTATATTGACGTACTAAAGCAATTAAACTCTCAAAACATAAGTCTCGCAAAGGCGGAGGAACTTGTTGGAAAAACAGCAGCGGGACAATTGCTTATACTTGCACAGAACGTAGATGCTATTGAGATACTTAGCGATAAGACATATAGTTACTACAGTACGCTTGTTGCAACATCTGCACAGATGTCAACATCTGCTGCACAGATTGACATATTAAAAAGTGCATTTGATGAATTTAAGTTATCAATTGGTGCTGTAATACAGGACTCTGAAACATTCTTAAGCATCATAGGCTTCTTTAGTCAGTCAACAAAAGAATTGGCTCGCTCTTACAAGATTATCAATCAAGCACAAGCGAATAACAATGTTGAGTTAAGAAAGTCAATAGACACGGTTGTAGATGGTACTGTTTCGCAGGCCCAAACGGCATTTAAGATTCTTGAGTTATCGGGAAGCACGGTTGCAAAAGCGAACAGCGATGCGTTCAAAAGGGTGTCTGAGGCAGCAAAAATCTCAGAGCAAGACTTGCTATCATTAATAGGATACGCTAATGAATTTGATGTTGCTTTAGGTTCTTTTGATTTTCAAAGAATGCTTGCAGGCAGCGCAGGAGTTGGTGCTGACTTGGATAGAGCAAACTATTGGATGAAAGAATTGTCAAAAACAACAAATGATGAATTTATTGAGGGATTGATTGGTGTCAACTCCCAAATGACAAAAATAGTATACCAAGAGAAAGAACTGCGCAAAGCACAGGCAATAAGAACGTCAGTTCAATCAAAGTATAGTGGGGAACTCAATGAGATTCTCAAGAAGGAAAAAACCAATAGTGATGCTATCGCTCGTGCGGGGAAACTTTCAGTCAAAATACAGAAAGAACTAAGCGGTTACTATGAAGCCAACCTAAAGATGCAAGCGGGCCTTGTAGCAATGGACGAAGAGGCTTATGCTCAAAACGAACTACGTGTTTCAGCACTTCAGAATCAATTAAACCTTCTCGCTCCATACGTTAGTCAAATAGAAGAAGACGAGGAAAAGCGCAGACGTGAACTTGAGAAAGCAATTAATACAGCGTTTAATAAAGAAAAGAAGCGCATACAGGAAGATATTGAAGCAAGAAAGCAGCAAATCGCACAACAAAAGGAACTGTATGAATTGCGCATAGCAAATGCAGCACAGGACGGAAATGCAGAAGAGGCGTTGCGATTGAGCATTGAGTTGACTAAACTTGAGACAGATGCAAACGAAGAGTTCTCAGCATCAATATCAGAGTTTGAGAACCGTTGGAAGCAGGCATATGTTACGATTGATGGTAAGCGTTTAAAGAACGTACTTGATACGGACACTCTAATAAACGGAGTTGACCAATTAACTGACAGCATAGCCCAACTCGCACTTACCCCAGATGACTTAAAAGATTGGATGAAGTCAGTTCAATCTTCAATAACGTCTGTACTTCAAGATAGCGGTACAGAGGCAGCAAAAGAGGCTGCTGATGCTATATTGAGCGAGTACCTTAAAAGATTAAAAGAGTCCGGAGTATCTCAAGAAATTATTGATTTGTTTCAATCAATATTTACCTTGACTATATATCCAAGGATTGATGATGCAGCAGTAAAGGAAGCAGAGAAAATTCAAAAAGACCTTCAAGATAGAAGTGATGCAGACTCAAAGGCTATTGATGCACAGCGCATAAAGAACTTAGAGGCTTTTGCAAAAGAACTTAAGAAGTTCCTTACTGATGCTGCTGAACTAACGTCCGAGATATATAACCAACAACAGGATGCTGCTCTTGAGGCACTAAAGGCCCGACTTGAGCAAGAGAAGGCATTGATTTCAGAGCGTGCTGAATACGAGGAAAAGTTACTTGATGCTCAAATTGAGAATCAGTTAATCAGCCAAGAGGAATACGCAGCACGTCTTGCTGCTATAAAGCGCAAAGAGATTCAAGGCCAAAACCAAATTGACAAGAAGATTTTTGAGTCCGAGAAGAAGCGTGATGCAGAAAAGGCTCGTATTGACTTCCTTGAGGCTCTTGCATCTATCATCCCGAACCTTATCATTAAGGAAGGGCGTGCCGACCCGGCAACACTTGCATTGATGACCGTTGCAACAACATTGTTAGCATCAGCATCATATGCATCTGAAATGCGTGCATTGAACCAGAGAAAATTCTATCCAAAGAAATTTGCAGAGGGTGGTTTGGTTTACGGGCCGAGTCATGCCAACGGAGGAGTACCTTTTACGGTCAATGGCCGTGGTGGATATGAAATGGAGGGCGGTGAGTACATTGTAAATAAGTATTCAACCAAGCGTTACAAGAGCGTGCTTGACAAAATCAATGGGACACAAACATCATCCTATAGTTTTGCAAAAGGTGGAATTGTTACAGGGCAAGAGGCAACACAAAAGCAACTTGAGTACCTTGAGGCAATTGCAGAGGCAACGGTTAATACTGCAATTAATGTATCTAAACCTGTCCGTGCTTTTGTATCTTCGGATGACATTTCTCGTGATGAAACGGCTCGTAGAATTAAAGAAAGAAATAGAAACCTATAATGTCAAACTATCATTTAGTATTTAAAGGTACTCCGTTTGGGTCACCAGGCTCCGGGGTTGCGAGTGGTGTCATAAGTAGCGTAACAGTTATTGGTGCCGGAAAGGCTTTAGTTAACTTTATTTTAGACGTTGGAGACACGACAAGCAATGATGCCATATATGGTGATGTTGTTGTGCTTACGCATGGTACTGACTTTATATATGGTATTTTCAATGGATGGTCTCCGTCCGAACCGGGTCAAGGTTCATTCATAGTAACATATGATAATGAAATGTACTCACTAAACATTCAGACAATGAATGGTTTTAGTATATTCATTAGTGGTTATGGTTTATATCAGTCGCTTGAAGAAGTAAATTCATACAGGATTCAATACGCCATTGAGAAGGCGCACTACTCAAATAGAATGACTGTGTACAACACGAAGTTGGAATACTCTCTTACAATTGACGATAAGCGTAGATTCCTCGTCAACAATATGCTACCCGCATTGTTAAGCACGGAACTATATCTTGTAGATTCTTGTAAGGCACAGGGAAGTGTTGCGTATAAAATTGTTATGAATAGTTCATCATTTGACACATTGAATAACAAGTTTAAAAAGGCAATTGAGTTCAAAATAGCAGTTCCGTGAGTTATAAATTATTAATTAACGGGGCAACCGCTGACCTATTTCCGGGGCAAGAAGTTGCGCTTTCGTTTGACTACTACAACAGTCAATCACCCGAGTCAGTAAGGATACCATTTTCCTTTGAACAGAAACTGCCATACACCACAGTAAATAAGGCTATATTTCAATATAACGATTCTGTTAGCCTTGGAAATGTCACGGCATTAGAGAGGGAATACTCATTGTACATAAACGACCTACTCGTCTCATCTGGCGTGTGTAGGTTTGTTAGCGTTACAATAAATAGCACAGAGCCTTTCTTTAATATTGAGTTCAATGACAATGTTTCAGACTTCTCAAAGAAGTTAAAGGACTTAAAGTTTTCTGATATATATTCGGATGCGTTTTCTACAACAGAGAGAACGCTCTCAACATACCTTAATCTTAATCAAGATTATCAAAACCGGGACATTGAGATTCCGTTTATTGATGTTGATGACATTCAGAAAAGGGATGGATTCCCATCACGTCAATTCACAACGTGGGGCATTCACAACTACAATGTTGGATTGTTTCCTGCATTAAGTGTTCAGAGTTTTTTCAGCCGTGTATTCGGAACATTAGGATTTGACGTTTATTCAAAGTTCATTGATGGAATATCATCTTGGACTTCAAATGACTTATACGTACTATACCCAACCGCCCTGTCAGGCACAAGGGAAGATACTCGCCTTGGCTACATCTTCCCTTTCCCATATAACGTAACAAACAACGTAGACCAAACTACGCTTGACCCAATAGAGGTTGACTTGAATGGTACGCTGACTTATTTTAATGCTGAAAACATTACCAATTACAAAATCCTTTTAAGGGACACATACGAGGCTCATGGCCCAACAAACTATGACCCTTCAGCGGAGAATGATATTGACAGAGTCTACGCCTATCAACACAGGACATCATCTGGGGTTACTGACTACGGTGACGAAAACATTGGATACATTGCCTATAGCAACGAGTTTGATGCGAAGTTTTCATTTGCAAGCGGTAGTAACTCTTTGCTTGTTAGTGGATTAAACTACACAATCCTTTCATCAGAGATTGAGTATTACGATTCAATAATTCCGACCGCTATTCAGATATATGGAAGTTCGTTGGCAAATGCTGAATTTACCCCATACCTTGACATATATGCAGGGTACGTAACATCCGCATCCCCAACATATCGCATTCCACTTGTTGATGAGCAGGGTCTGCCATTGAAGTTAACAGCGGTATCCGTTTCAAACGGAACAGGTATGGATTTTCCAGATGCGTTTAGCGGTAGCGAATTTCAGTTTTTGAATTTTGCAAACACATTAAACTTTGATGACTTTACGGCATACATTGATGACTCAATTTCGTATTCTATATTGGGAGGAACACGATATAGTTATGGAATATCTGTTGCGATGACAAGCGGTTCACTTACGGTGAACCATTTGACAACGAAGATTGAAGACAATGTAGTTACTGCATCCGGACTTGCGGTTGGTGTTGAACTTCGCCAATCTGACGTAATGAAGTCAAGGGTTCATGGATATAGTTGGCCATCATTTGGTTTGAAAATAACAAACCACTCAAGAGTGATTGTCTCTTCTCCGGGTGACGTGTTTACCTTTGCCGACTCATTTGAAAACAATACATCAGTATCAGTATACGACTTGTTTGTTGACTTGATGAAGCGTTTTAATTTGAGCATAATCTATGACTATAGGCCATCTAAACTTGGTTTTATACTTGACAATGTGAACGACATACGGGATGCCGTAGTACCCATTGACCAATACATAGACGATGCTAAAGAATACGAAGTATCTCTAAGCACAAATTCTCCAAAGAATCTAAAACTTTTAAATAAAGACAATGAAGGGCTATATGATTCTTTTGAAAACGGACTTTCGGTTGGCAGTTATGATGGCCAATACGACATTAATGGAAACGGTGATTATTCCATTGAGTTCATTACAGGTCTAATAAATCCTATTGACAAGTCTGTTTGTGGAAAGGATGATGTGTTTAATGATGACCTATTGATGCGTGATGGATTAATTTCAGTACAGGAGGTTGGCCAAATCAAGGGGCAGATTCGTAAATACAATGAAATTGGTCTACGTATATTCTACTTGTCTGAAATGGCCAATGAAGTTACATTGCGTTATCCACGTTGGGTTAGAAGAAACTCATTCGGTCAATTGATAGACCAAAACCAATATAAGGTTCTTGGAAACATAAAACTGCAAGGGTATCCAAGCAACGTGATTGAAGCCAGACTTGACCTTCGTTTCGCAACAAGAAATGGCGTTACACTTGATGGATACGACTATATAACCAACTCCGAGAAGTTTAAGGCAGCATATGAATCAAAGATTTCGTTCTATGCTGCGTTCCCTGTATTCTATTTTAATAATGGGTATTTCTTTAATAAGAAATTAGAAATTAGCGAGACCGGAGAAACTGTTGTAATCTCATCATTCACAGATGCTCGTCTTTATGATGACTATGTTTACGGAAAGGTTGAAGCAATTTTTGTAGATTGATATAATGGGTAAAACTTATAATGACTATCCTATCTCTGCTACCAACAATGCAAAGCGTGCATTGCGTTGGAAGAAAGAGTATGGTAATGAGGTTAAGGGTGGAACTATCGTAGGGTGGACAAGAGCAAACCAACTCGCATCAAGAGAAAGTTTGTCAACATCTACGATTGCCCGCATGGCTTCATTTGCACGTCATCGTAAGAATGCTGCTGTTGACCCAAAGTACGCATCTACACCTTGGAAAGACCGTGGCTATGTTGCTTGGTTGATTTGGGGAGGAACTTCCGGTGTGAATTGGGCCATCAGAAAGATGGAACAAATCAGAAACCAAAAGATGTCAGCGCACCAACGCCCAGAAGACAAGGAGATGCTTGAAGGCATCATTGATATGTTATTAATGGTTAATGATGTGAATAACCGCCTTCAGATTGCATTGGAACAACTAAAGCAATTTGAAAAAGATGGAATTCCCGTTAACGAAGACGAATTTTTAAAGGCCCTAAACCTTAAAGTAGACAATAATGAATAACCTACCACTTTACAAGGTTGTACTTGGCGAAGCCGAGGACAGCGGTATGTTTAGAATTTCATTGGTTAATCGTCCCGCCATTGAGGAGGGATTTATTACATTGTCTTCAGAAGAAGAACACTCGTTTAAATTTGCAAACGAGGAGAAGAAACAAGTTGTCGGCCCAATCATGATTCCAGATATGCCCATCTACCGCAGAAGTGCAGTAATGGGAGAATACAACATTGTATTCCCAAAGGACACGATTGAGAAGATAATGTATAAATATAGCAAGAGTGGTTTGTTTAACTCTTTCAACATTGAACACGCTATTGAAACGACTGACGTTACAATGCTTGAGGTTTGGATGAAAGATTCAGAACAGGACAAAAGCAACGCATACGGCTACAATCTTCCGATTGGAACTGTATTTGTTAAGGCTCAGATTGAGTCTGAACAACTTTGGGAGGAGATTAAATCTAACCAACTCAATGGTTTTTCCATTGAAATTAAAACAGATATCGTTGAACAAAACTTAAATAGTGAAATGGATTTCAAATTCGCTGTAGAGTTGGGTGAGCGTATTTCTAAAATTGAGGCAACCTTAGCAAAAATTTCTGATGACCACTCTGCGGTTATGGAACTTTGGGCTGAGACTCAAGAGAAATTTGCTCAAACTGAAGAAGTTACTTCAGAGCCAACACAAGAAGTAGTAGAAATGTCCGCTGAAGAACCCGCTGCCGAAGAGGTTGTTGAGGCTGTTAACGAGGTAGAGGAGATTGTCCTTTCCGAGGAAGCACCCCAGGCCGAAGAGGTTGTGGTTGAAGAGGCTCTTTCTGCTGAAAATCAAGAGTCCGAAGTGAACTCTGTCTTAGAGGCTGAATTGGCTTTGTCTGCCGAACAAGAGGGTATTGAGCCTTCTAATGAGGTAGTTGAAGACAAGACACGCTCCTTTGAGCGAATCACTTCAGAGAAAGTAAATATGATTGACAAGTTCTTTGGCAAGCGTTTTTATTAAAATTGTAAATTAAACTAAATAAACTATAGTAAAATGGCGATTTCAGTTGCTACTTTGGATTGGGGAAATCGCACCCCCGGCCTCTTTATTGATTCAATGGTAAAGAGTGCTAAAGTGCTTGACCGCTTCCGTCTTATTGACGGAGTAAAGTCAAAGGTTCAAGTTCCCATCTTTGATGCTTCCTTGACCTTTGGTTCTGACCTGTGTGCTTTTGACCCACAATCTTCTGCCTCTATTGACGAGAAAGAGATGACGGTTAGCACCTACAAGTGGGCTTTCTTGAACTGCAAGAATGTTCTTGAGACCACCTACCGTTCTGTATTGCTCAAGCAAGGACAGCACAACGAAGAGACTATGGATGCTCAGTTCAAGGATTGGGTTTTTGATTACTTCGCTAAATTGTCTGCTCAGAAGGCTTTGGAATTGGCTGCTACGGCTATCACTACTGAACTCGCTGCTGACGCTGCTGTTCTTGATTACGATACCAATGCTGCTTTGACTTCTGCTAACATCTTGGCTAAGATGCAAGGTGCTTACGAGACTATGAGTGCTGTTATGTTGGCTGCCGTTTACGGTGATGCTGACCGTCAGTTGAAGCCCGCTTTCTTCATGGGTACTGCTGCTGTACAGGCTTATCAAATCGCTATCGCAGGCTTGTACACTACGACTGCTCAAGGTGTTGTTGAGGGTAACATTCCCGCATACTACGGTATGGAAGTTATTCACTTCCCTTCTTTGGCTGCCGGTGAGTTCATCATTTCTGCTCCAGAAAACATCGTTATGTTGACTGACGAGTACAATGACGTTCGTGCCATTGACATGAAGTGGGAGGCTGAATTGTCTTCTGACAAGATTTGGGGTCAATTCAAGTTGGGCTTCTCCTACTTGAAGGGTTCTGAGATTGTTTACGCCAAGAATTTCGCCTAATAATAATCGGTAAGGGGGAGTAGAAATACTCCCCTAAACCAACCTAATCTATATCATTAAAATGGGATGTCCTGTTGATTTTACTGGCCTTTCAGTTTCTTACGCTTGTGGTGAATTAGCCTCTGGCGGTTTGAAATCTGTTTACCTTGTTGACCGTGCCGACTTGCTTGAGAACGGTGGTGTGACGGTAAGCGCAGGTGCTTTGAGCATCGCTGCTAACCTTTCTACTACTCCTACCGTTGTATTGGAGTTGGGCTTCAACAATAAAGATGGTTTCTCTAACTTTACAGACGTTAAGACTGTAAACGCTGATGGAACTTCTTCTTGTGTTCCTACCATTCAGATGGAGTTCTTGCGCATGAACTCTGACAAGCGTAACTCTTTGGAGGCTATTGCTGTTCCCGGTGCTGAATTGGTTGCTTTTGTTGAGACTGCTGCCGGAACTTACCACGCTGTTGGTTATGAGTTCGGTCTGTATGCTTCTTCTGTTGATGGTGCTTCTGGTGCTTCTCGTACCGACAAGAACCGTTATCAGTTGACCTTGGTTGGTGACGAGAACTCTCTCGCATTGACTATGGATGCTGCTGCCTTCGCTAAGGTAGGTGCTTAATAAGCATTTCTCTAAATAGATTGGGGAGGGGGATTCCCCTCCCCTTTTTTATTTTTAAAATATGAAATCAGTCAAGAACGGCCTTATTAACTATCTTTCATTCATCCGTACATACGAGATGAATCAAAACAGTTTCAATATGAAACTATCTAAAGTTGTTGGGACAAAGGAGTATAATTTTTACGGACTTCAAGACCTTGGTCTTCTGAATGACTGCAATGAATTTATCGTCCTTCCAATAGACTTGGCTACAACAAGCATTGAAGGAGGAGAATATTACATAACCATTTCTGGCGAAAATGGGGAGTACGGTCGTTATATTTGTAATGTAATTGACCACGAGTACATTACATCAACAAATCAAAACTCACTGTTTTCTGATACAGTAAAAATCAGTAACTTGTAAATTAGTACAGAATGGGACTTTGGGACAACATAGTTGATTACTTCGCAGCGAATACTTACGTTGTAGCAACGGAAAGCAATGTAGCAAGCAACCCCCTTGAGAAATCTATTGAGAGCCTCAATGGTCGTTACAATGTAGGAAATACGCCTGTTGGAGATTACATTAAATTCGGATTAAATGACGATTTTTCTGTTGTTCTTGAAAAGATGTTCAAGCAATCTCCCGTTCATTCCGGCATTGTGACCAAGAAAGCAAAGATGGTCTCCGGGCGTGATATTGAATATAACTTGGATGCGTATAAGACACCTGCAAAGCAAGCGGAGATTAAGGCTTTTTTAGCCAACTGCGCAGGAAAGTCAGAGGGCCTGTACTCCCAGATTGTACACGCAGCCTTTCAATATGAATTGCACGGAGCATTTGCTTTCTACATCAAGTGGAATCAAGACCACACCAAGTTGATTGAGTTTCGCTCACTTGACGTAAAAGGAGTTCGGGCAGCAGAACCGATTGATGGAAAGGTCACGCACTATATCGTCCGTAGACGATTTGGCAACATGGCTGTATCTATGCAGCATAATACGCCAACAAAGATTAAGGCATTTGATAAGTACGACAAGGTTCGTGAGCAAGTCCTGTACGTAAAGAACCCATATAGCGGTAACTCTTACTACGGAATCCCTAACTATATTTCTGCCTTTCACTTCATCAATGCTGATTACGAGTTTGGTAAACACATCCGTAACTCCGCAGCGAATTCATTCACACCAAAGGTTCTTGCTACGTTCATTGGACGTAACATGAGCAACGAACAAAAGCGTGAAGAGTACGAGAAATTCAAGGCATCATTTGTTGGCTCAGAGGCTGAACCCGTAATCGTATCTTGGGTCAAGAACAAGGACGAAGCCCCAGAGTTTAAAACTCTTGACGTAAATAACCTTGACAAGACTGTAGATATCCTTGCTCGTCTTAACGACTCAAAGATTCTTACTGCACATAACGTGACATCTCCAACATTGTTTGGTGTCATGGTTGCAGGTAAACTTGGCGGTACCGGAAACGAACTTGTTACAGCATATCAAATCTTCCGTGCTACAGAGACATTGCCTAATCGTCAATTGCTAATGGATGCGATTGGACGTGTTTTGGCTACAGTTAATTATGAGAAAATTAACCTTTCAGTAGTTGAAGAGCAGATTAATCTTGAGGCATTGAAGGGTGCTAACACTACAGACATCACTCAAAATAATCCGGCACAAAATGGTTAAGGTACTTTTCATTGACGATAACTACATTTATCAAAACTACCCACTACCAAGTCGGTTTGATAAATCTGCACTCCTCTCAATAATTGTAATGGAACAAGCAACATCTATTCAAGATTTGCTTGGGACTACATTATACGAGGAACTTGAGCAGGGAGTTTACGATGAGGTCTTAACAGAGTCTCAATTGGGATTATTTAAATTGGTTAAGTATAGCCTTTGCTTATACTCAGTCAAGTCTTCTGCCATGCTTTTGCGCACGGCAATTGCAAAAACAAAATCAGAGGAAAAATCTCTTGATAGTA